ACCATCATCTACAACTCGGATGCTGCCTTGTCTGGCTTGCAGGCGAACCCCGACCAAGTCCAACGGCAGATCACTGCCCGTGGTTTGGCAGGCGGTGTGGCCGTGAGTAGCAATACATGGGTCGCACAGGGCACCAAGGCAATCTTGCTTCGCCGCTGGTACGTCACCGGCGCTGACTTCGATGCCGTGACCTGGGGCCGAGATGGCACTGGCGTCAAGATGGGCAGCCGAAGCCTGAACGCCAACCAAGTGGCTACCGGCTCCGTTCCCGGCACCTACGTCAGCAACGGCGCACCGATGGCTGGCAACGATGCCACAGGTAACTTCGTAGCGGCCACCAACGGCCTCGCACGGGATCACTGGACTGTCCCCGGTTCCACCATGAACGTGGCCTACCTGCTGGTCTAACTCTCCCTAACCGATAGCCCCAGTTCCTCCATTGCGTGAGGGCTGGGGCTTTTTCAATTTCTAGGAATCCCCAATGCAAATCCTTGCAGCCCTCACGGAACTGGAAGCAGTCAACATCATGCTCTCCACCATCGGAGAGTCCCCAATCAGTTCGCTCTCTGCGGATCAAAGCACGGTTGATGTCGGTATCGCTCAGTCCGTCCTCCGCGAAGTTAGCGTCCAAGTACAAGAAGAAGGCTGGCAGTTCAATACCGAGATCAACTGGGTCATGTCTCCCGTGCAAGGTACGGGCGAGATTCAGATCCCACTCAACTGCATCCAGATTGACACAGTTGGTCCTGATGTCATGGTGGATGTCGCCATGCGTGGGCAGCGACTCTATGACCGCCTGAACCACACCTTCGCATTCACGAAGTCCCTTACGGTTGACATGATCATCCTTCTGGAGTTCACGGAAATGCCGCAAGCGGCCCGTCACTACATCACCGTCCGTGCAGCCCGTGTATTCCAACAGCGGGTTGTTGGCTCAGACACCCTCGGCAGCTTTACAGAGAAGGATGAGCTTCGTGCCCGTGCTGCTCTGAAGAAGCTCGACTCTAACAATGCTGACTACAACATCCTCAGTGGATCGTGGTCAGTCGCAAGGATTCTCACGCGATGACTCTTCTCTCTTCCTCCATCCCCAACTTCGTCAATGGAGTCTCCCAGCAACCCTTCACGCTGCGCCTCACATCCCAAGGCGATGTTCAAGAGAACGGTCTCTCGACTGTCTCCTCGGGGTTGCGGAAGAGGCCCCCAACTGAACACGTTGCGAAGATCAGCAGTACCCCACTGTCTGATGCATTCATCCACACCATTGACCGTGATAGCTCCGAGCAATACCAGATCATCATCACCAATGGGGATCTAAAAATCTATGGCCTGGATGGTGTCCAGAAGACTGTCAACTTCACAAACAAAGCGTACCTAAATACCGCTGTTGCGGCGATAGATACTTTCGCCCTCACAACTGTTGCTGACTACACCTTCATCACGAACAAGACCAAGGTTGTGGTGGAGAGATCTGACCTGAGTCCTGTGCGCCCCTACGAGGCTCTCTTCAGCGTCAAGCTGGGTAACTACGGCAAGACGTACAAGACCCTTGTGAACGGCACGGCAGTTGGATCTTATTCAACCCCTGATGGTTCCTCTGCAACACAGTCAGTGGACCTCTCAACCGATTCCATTGCAACCAACCTTGCTACCTCAATGACAGCGGCTGGGTACAACACTGCCCCGTGGTCCCTCTCCAAACAAGGCTCAACGATCTACCTGAAGAACACCTCGGTTGACTTTACGGTGGCTACGGAAGATGGCTTCAACAGCAACGCTATGGTTGCCATCAAGGGGAACCTGCAGAAGTTCACTGACCTTCCATCGAACCCACGCATTGACTCCTTCCTGATCCAGATCACGGGAGACCAAACGTCATCCTTTGACAACTACTGGGTGAAGTTTGATGCGGGTGGCTCCAACAACGTGGCCGGTGTGTGGAAAGAATCGATTGCCCCAGGTATCAAGATTGGTCTTGACAGCACCACGATGCCCCACCAGCTTGTCCGTGAAGCTGATGGTACGTTCACGTTCAAGCCTGCGGCATGGGCCGACCGAAAGTGTGGGGACCTGAAGTCAAACCCGAACCCCTCCTTTGTTGGCAACACCATCAACGATGTGTTCTTCTTCCAGAACAGGCTGGGCTTCCTGTCAGATGAGAACTTCATCATGACGGAGACAGGCCAGTACTTCAACCCGTACCGGACAACGGTGGTCAGCCTGCTTGACAGTGACCCAGTGGATGTCAGCGCGGCCACCAACAAGGTTGCAGTGCTTACCCATGCGGTTGGCTTCAACAAGCAGCTACTCCTGTTCTCTCGCCAGCAGCAGTTCCTTGTGGACAGCACCGATGTCATGTCCCCTAAGAGTGTCCCAATCAAGCCCTCAACGGACTTCTTTGTGAACACCCGTGCGAGGCCAGCTTCGGCAGGACGGAACATCTACTTCACGATGGATAAGGGTTCATGGTCTTCAGTGCGTGAGTACTTTGCTGACTTGAATAACATCACCAACGATGCTGCTGACATCACTTCCCATGTGCCCACCTATGTGCCAGCTGGTGTCACAAAGATTGCAGCTGGAACCAATGAGGATGTCCTTGTGATGCTCTCGGAGAATGACCGAAGCAAGCTCTTTGTCTACAAGTACTTCTTCAGTGGCGCTGAGAAGCTCCAGAGTTCATGGTCAGCATTCACGTTCCTCGCGGGTGACACCATCCTGAGTTGTGACTTTATTAAATCAGTCCTGTACTTGGTGATCTCCAGAGCAGACGGCGTGTACCTTGAGCGCATGGACTTCTCGATTGGTGCATCCAGTATTGGTGAGCCATACCGAGTGAACCTTGATCGCAAAGTACAGATCGCACCGGCCTCACTGAGCTACTCAGGCGGGTTCACAACGATCTCCCCTGCTGCCATTGGTTACACCCCTTCGACTGGCACCTACATGGTGGTAGCCAAAGGTGGTGGGACGATCAAGGCAGGCCAGATTGAGTCAGTTGATCTGACCGCAGGAATCCGCATCCCAGGCGACTACACAGCGTCCGGATTGACCTTTGGCCTGAAGTACACCTTCAAGTACCAACTGTCACCCCTTGCTGTTCGATTGGTTTCTGGTGGTGCTGCAAAGGCTGCTGATACCGAAGGCAGGACACAGGTCCGAAAGATTGCTTTCAACCATGCTGACACTGGCTTCTACAAGATCCTGGTCACCCCGCTGTCTCGCTCAACAAACACCTATGTGTTCTCAGGGAAAGTCACAGGGGCACCTTCAGCGGTTATCGGTGGTGGTGCTTTGGCTACCGGCAGGCAGATTGCTCCAGTGCTGTCACAGAACACCACAGTCAAGATCGCAGTGGAGAGTGACATGCCACAACCTGTCGCTCTCTTCAGTGCCGACTGGGAAGGGTTCTATGTCAAGCGCAGCCGCCCGATCTAAGCCATTCATCAGGCTGACGGTTCCCTCAGACATTCAAGAGCTATCCCTCACGATGCGTCAGGAGGACCGTGAGGAGGTCTTCCATGCATCTGGGGGTACTCCCCTCTCCGCCCTCACCAGAGGTCTCTCAACGTCCCACACATGCCACACGATTGAATGGAACAACAAGGTTGTTGCCATCTTTGGTGTTGGTGGTGTGTTGGGTAGTTGGGGGTCTCCGTGGATGCTGGGTACGGAAGATCTTCGGCGCTGCTGGAGCTTGCTTCGGGAATGCAGGGAGATTCTGGAGGGATACCTTGAAGACTACAAACACCTCGCCAACGCATGCTGGTCCAAGAACGATGTTCACATCAAATGGATCAAGTGGCTTGGCTTCACTTTCGATGGGGAAGATATCCGTAATGGAGAAACCTTCCTCCACTTTCACAAGGAATAGATATGTGTGAACCGGCAACGATTCTGGCTATCGGATCTGCGGTAACTTCAACAATGGTTCAGCAGGAAACAGCAGATCAAACCAATGCAGCCAATGCGAGGCAGGCAGCAAATGCGCTGACGGCACGATCCCAGAACGCCAATCAAGTTGGCCTTCAGCGACAGCAGGAGTCTGATGCGGCTGGTCAGAAGATAAATGCCAACAACATGGCGCTGCGTGAGGCTCAGTCCTCCGTTGTAGCCAGGGCAGGCCCAACAGGACTGTCAGTGGACAACCTTCTGGCAAACCTTGGTACCCGTGGTGCCAACTACAACCAGTCCGTCTACGAGAACTTGGACCGGACGAACATGGCTCTGGACAACCAGTTTGAAAACGTAAACAACTCGGCCACCAACACCATCAACTCTCTCCGTGCCCCAGCACCTGTTGACTACCTTGGTGCTGCGCTAAAGATTGGTACAGCAGGGTATGCGTATCAAGACAAGCAGGCTTCTCTTGCCACCTCAACGCCAACCTTTGGATACAAGGGCAACAACAGCAGGGGGATGTAAGTGCCCAATAACATAAAGACTAAGTATGGCAAATGAATATCGCCCAGGACAGGAAGGGGTTCGCGTAACTGCATCCCCCAACATTTCTACAGTTCAAGCCCGTTTTGATACATCCCCAAATGACACACTTAGCCAACTGGCAAGTGCATTGAACATTGCCGCACCAGCAGCTGAGAATGCAGTCAAGACCTATGAGGCAGTGCAGTCAGTTAAGGGAACCCAGGATGCCAGCGGGATGACCCTGGCTGAACTGGGGGCTAAAGTGAAGAGTGGGGAAATGCTTGCCTCAAACTCCCCAGCCTATGTTGCTGCCGTACAGCACATCTACGGCCAGAACATGATGGAGAAAGTTCAGCAGGACACCATCTCAGGTATATCCCGAGGGACAGTATCGTTTAACGATAGTGCATCTTTGGACAAGCACCTTACTGATCAACGAAACGCGGCACTCTCTGGACAGTCAAGGTTCACGATTGCTGGCTTTGATAAGAAGTGGGATCAATTCGGCAAGGCGGCAGCGACAAGCAATGCTTCCAGGCTGGATCGTGAATATGTGGATGCTGCCAATGTGCAGGCCAATGATTCACTCAATGGTGTTGCCACTCAAGTTACCGATAAGGGTTACACGGGGACTCCTGATGAAGCTGCAAAACTTCTACTCAATCAACACGCCATGCTTTCAGATACAGGTGTGCTGCTTACGAGGGATCAAAAGAAGGCCGCATGGGGTAACGTACTTACAAACCTAACTGAGTCTGGCAACGTATCCATTGTTGCTTCACTATTGAAGTCGAGAACAGCAGACGGCACAAGTGTTGAGGCAATCATTGGCAGCGAGAAGTCACGCGCCGCTGATATTAGGGCCACAGCGGTTGATGATAAGAATCAGCGTGATCGTCTTGATTTAGAACTTCGTCCATTTTCTGATGCCGCTTACTCTGGTGACCTGACAGGTTCAAAGCTCAAAGACTTTGAGGCATGGGTTACAAAGAATGAGAAGTATGTAACCACCACGCATCGTCAGTCCATTCTGAATAGTCAGCGGATTACGATGGATCGAATTGATCGGCAGAACGCACTGGGTCAGATAGAGGTGGCTGTTGCACGATCAGTCAGTGTGGCACAGACGAATGTTGAGCTGGCATTGAACAGTGGAACTTTTGCAGGGCTTCCAGATGGGACAGTACTTACAAAAGCTGGAACAGAGGCTACCTTTAACAACAAAGAGTATGCAGCCAAAGTAATCCCAAGGATTGTTGCAGACAAGAAACTGTCGATGACAGATGAAATGTCGTTATGGTCAACAGCCAATGTGAACAATCCTGTATGGGTCTCCACTATTCAGGCGGGTGTTGCCAATCTTGGATCTCTTGGGCGATCCTCAGAAGGTAAACCTGGGGGCACTCTTAACGAGCAGGGCATTCAATCAATGAAGCTCTACTCTGAACTGAACCGACTTAATCCAGCCATTGCAGAGAAATATGCAGGCGGTGATTCAAAGACTCTGAACGACATTGTGTTTCTTC